AACCCTTTGAGGCATAGTCATAAATACGTTGTGCCAAATCCAGATCCCCATAGCAGTAGGCCACTGCCGCACGAGCGAAAGCCTGCTGAGGAGACTCCTCATGCTCAAGCATATAGTAGTCACGCATAAGCGTAAGTGCTTGCTCACTAAGGCGACTGTCTCTTTCATAATCAATCGTTATCCCAAGGTGTTGAGTCATCTAAGTCTATCTCCAGTGTCTCTTGTTTTTGTTCGATCCGGTCTACGAATCTTTCAACTAAGTCTTCTGAGGTAATCTCTAACGTCTCCATCAGAGTTACCTCATCCAACTGCTTGAGCTTATCCTTAATATCTTCAAGCGTAAACATCTATTTTACCATACTTCAATTAGTTTGTCAAGATAATGTTTGCACTTTTGCAAATCTAATACACCACCCTTGTCTTGAAAGCGAGCGATGTACTTGATTACATTACCGATTAAGTATCCACGGTACTGATCCTCAGTCATCCATGACTGCATTGCATCCCAAGGTTGTATGTCTTTGGATGTGTAATGGTTACCACCAAGTTGATACTCACGGGCCATAGAACTTAGATCAGGCATACCTCTCCCTCAAGTAGTTGATTGACACTGGCATCTCATCGAACGTACCTTCAGAGACTTCATGTAACATCCAGATACCAGACCATGATCCGTTAGTCTGCGGGTTCAAGTAGTCCTCATCATGTTGATAATAGATACCTGCAAACAATCCAGTGATGCGCTTACCATCAGCACGTTTAGCGTAGGAGATGCTACGATCCTGTACGTGACCCATAACACAACTCATATGCTGTTTGTTCAACAGTGCGTTAGAGGAGCTTACTGGTCTTCCCATAACACCACTAACAAAGTAATGGCTATAACACACGCCATCAATGACCACAGGCTGTAAGAAATCATACACCTCCCATCCCATCTCTGTTAAATATAAATCATCAAAGGACATCAGTCCGTCTAGTTTAGGGTCAGCGTTGATAGCACGAGCGATACGATACTCGTGGTTACCAAGTGTGAATACCATGCGAGGGTTCCACTGCTTGTCCTTGTTACGCTTGAGTCTCTCCTGTTCCTTACGAATAGGATCAAGGAACTCTTGCATTGCCTCGATGCCTGAGTTGATATCGTTGACGTAGCGTCTGCCCTCAAACGATTTCTTACCGACATCATACGTTGATAGACTAGGTAGATCAAAGTGGTCACCGATGTGTATGATCACATCAGGCTTTTTGTCTACGGCATATTCTCCTGCCCAACGCAAGTGATCAATTGGATGATCGGGTTTTACTTGCGTGTCAGGTATGACCATATGTTTAATCATGCTTAACCTTCTTCAATAGTTCAAAGAAATACTCTGCATCAACAACAGCTAAAGGCTTTCTTCTGTTTTCTTTAACGATGACAAGTGGCTGTGCATCGCCTCGATTGTTGCACTGGTCAATAAAACGATAGACTCCAACTCTCGCAAGCGACTTGCATTCGACATCGAACGGGAAAGACTTGCGAGCCAAAGGGCTAAGTTGAAGATCACTACCGCTAACACCCATGCTTGTACTTCTAACATCATCCTCCTCCAGATGGGGATACACATCGAGAACTTGGTCACGCGCCCACTGCTGTAGCTTACGCCCCTTCGCTTTCGCTGACTGCGTTTTCACTTGGCGGACTCCATAACTCATTCTCCTTGCGTTGTAAATATAACAACACTCCGTTCTCGACAGCCCTCTCGTGGCTTCCTAACTCCTCAACACAAACATCAAACATCTCCCGTTCACTCAGTCCATTGAGTAATTTGTGAGCTTTCTTAGGGCCAATACCTTTGACACCTATGATGTTGTCGATGCGGTCACCAACAAGAAACTGCATATAGAAGTTGAGCAATCCCTGCTCTGCGGTGATGTAATACTTCTCCTTCTTAACAAAGTTGTAGTGCCATCCTTGCACTTGATCAAAGTCTTTATCCAAGGAGACGATGATGGAATCGTCACCGAACTTGGTTGCCTCAATTGCAATTGCATCGTCAGCTTCGATCCCTTCGTACACGTCACCGTTCCATGAGTATTGAAGGTACTCCCGCAAGAGACCATGATGTACTGGTTTCTCTCCCTTGCGGTTGCCCTTGTAAGGTGCAGTGATGGCGTAGTCATGCCGATAGTTTGAACTGCCAGTTAAGTATGTCCTCCATGTTGAACAGTCGATATCAAACATCAGCATGTCTTCCAAGAACCTAGCCATCGTCCTGATAGCTACGTCCTCAGATTCCTCTTGCGTTGCAAATCCTATGCGGTAACAGAGGATGTCGCCATCAATCAGTGCGATCACAGAGTCTCTTCATCCTCAGCCATCTCAGTGACTTCAGGTGCTTCGTACTTGTTCAGGTCAGTGACCACAAGTTTAGCAATGCTTAACGACATACCTGACTGACCAGTCGGTGACTTCCAAGCATAGGGCTTGACCATGATGTTCGCCTTAGAACCATTGCCTACCTTGATGCTTGAAGGAATCACATCACCATTCTTATCGTGTGGTGTGATCTCGTAGTTCTTAGACTTGCACGTAATGAAGAACCCTTTCTCTGGCTTGTTAGCATCAGAGCGTACAGTCACACCAGTCTTCTCGATAGCCTCGATCTGATCGTCATCGAGGTTCACAATATCGACTTGGTACTTACCGCTGAGTTTGTTACGCTCATACAGGAAGGGCCACATCAACTCTACGTTGTCAAGTTTAAATACTTCGCTCATACTTTTCTCCTATAGGAAGTAATAGAACATATATTATAACACACATTGTTAGTGCGTGTCAAACCAATTGTTACCAATCTTTGCTTCGGCATCTACGGGACACCGGAACCCCAACGTCAAGCCTGCTTGTTTAGCAGACTCTACCATGATTGCCGCAACTTCTTCGCCGTAGCGTTCCGCTGTTTCAATCTGGATTTCATCGTGAACGAACGCAACCTGTTTAACAGGCAACTTTCGAGCCTTGAAGGTTTGGTGCGCTTCGATACACCATTGCTTTGCGATAATAGCACCGCATCCCTGAAGCAAAGTGTTGAGCGCGGCATGCTCAGACCTGACCAGTATTCTTCTACCATCCAAGCCCGGTACATACCCTTGACCCGCCACTTCCGCAACCTTATCCATAAGTTTCCTGAGCTTAGGGGTGTTGCGATAAAAGTTATTGAGAGTCGTCTGTGCTTGCTTTTGATTTGTATCCAAGATCGTTGCGAGCTTTCCGATACCGCATCCATATAGCAGTGCGTACACCATAGTCTTCGCAGTCGGTCTATCGATACCTGCGGCATCAGCATTCTTCTGATGGATGTCCCCATTCAGTAACTCCTCTGTCCATGCAGGGTCTTTCATGTAGTGGGCAAGACAGCGCAACTCGATCCCCGAAAGGTCCGTACCTACTAACACATTACCGTCATCCACAGTCCACAAAGCACGAGACTCTGCACCATAATCACTGTTGACACTAGGTACTTGACCCATATTGGGCTTCTGGTGTGTCATGCGTCCAGTCACCGCACCATTAGTGATGACCCTACCATGTACCCTACCGTCATCCTTGACGTTATCAATCCATGAATCAAGCAGACCAACACGCTTCTGTATCATCAGGTACTCAGCAATCAGTTGTGCTTCAGGTAAGTCAATAGCCTTGAGAGTACCTTCATCAACTATGATAGTGCCTTTCTCAGTCGTCTTAGTAAACTTAACGCCACGCGCCTGAAGACGTTCTGCGATTTGCTTGCGCGATCCCACATTGAATACGGTAACCCTGTCTTTAAGTTGTTTGCCTGTCTTCTCTGACCAACGCTCTTCCACAATCGGAGGAAATATATTTTGCAAGTGGTCAGTAATATCAGACATTCGATCTTTAAGTTGAGCCAATAAAGAGATAGCGTCTTTCTCATTGAGTTTAAAACCATTGTCTTCCTGCTTCTTCATGATGTATGCAACACGATGCTCAAGATCAACAGAGTATGCGTAGCCCTGCAACTCTTTGTCGAGCTTCTCATACAACAGCGTAGTCACATGAACATCCTGCCTACAATACTTGATCATCTCTTGCGTGAGGCCACCGTCAAAGTCAGTGAACTCATCTTTGAAATCACCAAGACGTTGACCCCACATACGTAGACTATGACCACCCTCCAGTTGTGGATTCCATAGCCTTGACATCACTAATGTATCACGCACCTTGCGTACAGGAATCTTGATACCCCATACTCTTGACAAGACAGGACCATCAAACCCAATGATGTTATGACCAACAACAATGTCAGCCTGATTGATTAGGTCTTGCAGTCCACCTTGTCCATGCGTAAATACATTACCTTCACTCGCAGGAAACCAATTACCCTTGGTCACACAACACCAGATGGTGTCATGCGCGAGGTTGGTTTCGATATCGAGTACCAGTACATTTGGTTGCATTACAACTCCTCATCATTTACCTCAGTCATTCTACCAGTGTCGCGTGAGTAAAGCAACGAGGACGCCGGTCCAGTCGTACCACTGAATCTATTCTTCAGTACCCTCACGCGAGTGGTGTTACGCTCAGTGACATCTTCAGCCTGACCATTACGCTCCAGTCCAATCACCATGTCAGATAGCTGAGCGATGGAACCAGACCCACGCAGTTGTGCCAGTGAGGTAGCCGCACCTTCTTCATGCCCCTTGGTATCAGGACGCTTGAGATGTGACACCACAATCAGAGCAATACCAGTCTCCTGCACAAGCATACGTAGCTTGGTCATGATCTCATCAATAGCCTTGCGTTCATCGCCACTGGCCTGAGCAGACACAACAATACTGATGTGGTCAAGGAATACGTAGCCACAGCCCAACGCTTTCGCAAGATACCGCACTCGATTGATGATGTTATCAACACTGGTGCTACCGAAGTGATCGAACAAGTAGATACGCTCGGTCCCCAAAGTTTTGGTAAAGGCATCCTTCTTCTCTTCTGTGCTTGCATCTGAGTCAGGTAGGTGCAGTGGTTGATTAGCCGCCAGTGACATCAGTGACAGACCAGTCTTGCGTACTGACTCCTCAAGGAACATCAGCCCAAGGTTCTCCTCAGTCTTGTTGAGGACATGCCACACAATCTCCCGTACAAACTGAGACTTACCAAGACCAGAGCCTGCAGTGATAGTGACTAGCTCACCCTTGCGTATGCCATACGTCAGATCATTGACACCTGCAAAAGGATACTCGCAGTCGGCAGGTGCAAGAGGCTTCATCACATCATCATACAGTTGGCTACCGACAATGATGCCATCAGGTACGTGTTGCTCAGAGGCCCACCACTTGTCAGAGAACTCCTTCATCTTCTTGTTCTGAAGATAGTCACACGCATCCTTCATACCATCGAGATGCTTGAACACCTTGGCTTTGTTACCAAAGATCTCAGCCACCTGTGATGCCGCCTTCTGTCCTGCATCGTCAGCGTCAAAGCAGATCACCACATTGTCAAAGGAATCAAGCCATTCGTAGTGAGACCGTATGTCCTTGGCGGCAGAGGCCGCACCGTTCCGTACTGAAACCACCGGGTACTTTGACCCAAGCATTTGGTACGCGGCCATCGCATCGAACTCACCCTCGACAATGGTGACGTACTTGCCGCCCTTGCTGAAGAGATGCTGACCATATAACCCTGCGTTCTTCCAGTCCCCGTTGATGCGGAAGTTCTTGTCCGCTGTTCGGGTCTTGTATGCAATGATCTCACCCCGATCATCAGTGTAGTTGAAGTGATACATCTGCCCTTCCTTGGCACACTTGTATGCCTTGGCAGTGTCACTGTTGATGCCACGTTCAATAATCGTAAGATAAATCTCGTGGATTGTATCCAGTTGTTTTGCTTCCACCTGTACCTCCCTATGGGTTGGTGTGTAATCGTCGCTCTGCGGGGCTGTACGTGCCTCACAGACAAAGCAATGAGTCCATCCATCATCATTGAGTGACAGACCATCGCTTGAGCCACAGTCATTGCATGGTAGGTGCGTCTTTACAAAAGGCACTCTCGTTCTCCTTGTAAAATTGACTCAACATCCTCAACGCATACGCCTCCTTGTTGTCCTCACAATAATCAGAGAGACTGTTGAGTGTACGCAACAGACCATATTTATAAATCATATCACAACAATCCACAAGAGTCTGATGATCATTGTGTTCCTCCATTGCAACTCTGAAGTCCTCTTCAGGGATATTAAAGATATTAACCATAACTAAAATCTCTTGCGTATCTATAAAGTAAGAATATTGTATCATGAATATTCATCTGAGTCAAGCTCCATCACATCAGAGATACTCATCAGGTCATGACGCTCAAGAGCTTTGATGTCAGTGTGCTTGAAACAATCATTACACATATCAATAAACTCTTCTGATTCGGCATACCTGCGAGTCGCTTCAAAGTCAGTCAACTCCTTGTTACATCCCAGACATCTCATTCATATATCTCCCTGCTAGTGAGCAAGCAATGATAACAGCATAAATTAAGAATGCTTTGCTGATACTCATTGAATCCCCCACGGTTTTGTGATCATCCAGTGACCACAGGGTATCACACCATGCCATGCCCTGTCAAAGTTTTTACGCGGAGGGATGCGACCACCTTCTCGTCGCTCAAGTCCGTACTTTTTGCGGTAACGACAAGCAAATTGTCTGATTGAGTTGAGCGAACCACCCAACTTCTCAGATATTTCAGCGGCAGTGTGACCGTTATTCCACATGTCAACAAATATTTGCATTTGTTCCGGTGTATACTTCGCTTTCATTCTTCATACTCCCTCTGCATGAGATACAACTCACCGATGACACGCTCAGCCAACACAAGACGACCACGCATCCACTCGATGTGATCGCTCTGTGATTTGAGCCTCGCTATGATGGCATCGAGCGCACCTTCAGTGTCAGCAAACTCAATTGTAAGTGGATCTAAATTCTCTAAAAAGTCCACAAGTTGTTCAATTGTATAGTAATGTTTCATGAGTAATCTACCTCTTTGAGTGCTTCCAAGTCAGGACCATCTCTCTCAACATCGCACCATATTGATCCGCTGTGTTCACAACCAGACTTGACAAGCTCAACAATATGCACAGGTAATGCATCCTCTGCCATGTCAAGCTCTACCTCTTGCAAGTGCCAGTAGTCTGGCATATCAGGATAGTTCTTCTCAAACTTCCATGTTGCACGTAGCGTAAAGTCATTGTCCTCTGAGTCATACCAACAATAGGTACACTCATAAACTGCATCATTAATTAACATACATCACTCCATACATACGACCGACCTCATCACGTGTCATGAACTTGTTATCAATATCCGCAACATCCTCTGCGTCAAGCCACGCATCTTGTGACTCACCATTGGCGCGATTGATACCAAGGAACAACACACGTCCTGCATACGGATCAGGATACACATCAGGAGCATACCAGAACATAGTCTCAGTGTACAGTCCCTCATCGTTGACATAGATGGCATCACCACCCTCGTCATAACCACCACTGCAAAAGATATCGCATTGCAAATGCTTCTTGATGTCAGTCCAGTCACCTACTTCTACGTTCTCAATCGTCTTGAGATACGGATCTACTAATACACCTTTCATTACTTCACCCCTGCTATCAAACCGTCACTCATTGTGACCTGCGCAAAGAACTCTCGCCCTTTGTTATTCGTAAGTTGTGGTCTGTTAGAGCCTGTCAACACACCGTTAGGTCTGTACTCTGGACCAAAGTAGGATGTCTCAGTGTAATTGAGACGCTGACCAATATGCTCACGCATCTCTTTCTTACTACTGTAATTGAATATCATCATTTTACACCACCAATGCTTGTAAATGGAATTGAGATACCGCATTACCATCGGCAAAGCGACCACGGTTGCAAGGCTTGTACACTAATTGCTCGCACCATGAGTCCCAGAGCTTGGATGTACTGCGGTTATTTTTACACAACTGCACATACCCAATGATCTTCCTGAACTTAGTCGAGTCCTTACGCACTCCTGCGGATATCTGTACATCCTTGGAGTCAACCTTGTAGAACCTGCGGGTATTGTGTACATCCATGCACCCCACGCGACCGAACATCATCTGCATGACAAAGCCTGCCTTGACCATACCAAGACCGGGAACCTCCATCAGTCGCATCATCATGGCCGCATCCTTGGTGTCAGCAGTGCCACCCAACTCCTTCTTAGGTGTGAGCCACAACTCCATGAGGTCATCGTACAACTCACCACTATGCTCCATCAGATACTTGAGGGTATCCTTCTTGAAACCCCACACATACTTGGAGTCAAGACCATTCTGTTTGTAGTCAAGCATCTGCGTCTTCATGGTATGGAATGGTGTCTTGATTGACAACACAACAAACATGATACCGTCTTGCATACCGATAGGACTCAGTTGCATGTACTCATTGATACGCGGGTTGATATCTTTAAACATTACTCCATCTCCTCAATTTCATTCAACCGTTCTTGACATCTGCGAGCGCGTATCTGATACCACTCATTACCGCCCATCATACTGAACAAATCGTATGCCGTCGAGTAGTTACCACGAGCCAACGACATATAGCCACCATCAAAGTCCTCATTCGCCTCACTGAAGAATGCCTCAGCAATGAATGACACTTGACTCTCACGCAGATCCTTAAGATCAAACAACTTACATTCTAATTTCATGTTACTCTCCAAGTTTACTCACAAAATATATACCAACAAACAACAGAACTACAAGCTCTGCACCATGTAACGCTGAATGCAACAGCGGATTCATCAACTCAAAACTGTTCATTTCTTATCCTCAAAGTATCTCTCACCAAAGAATGCTCCAGTGCCTAGCACAAAAGACACAACAGCAATCACAAAGATAGTCACAAATGTTTCTTCCACAAATGCCTCCAGTGGTTAATCATGCTTAAAAATTGGGGGCTTTCGCCCCCGTCGATTAGGCCGCTTGCGCGACCTTGGTCTCTTGATCGATGATGGCTTGGATCTGTTCGAGACTCATTCCCGAATCAAGCATAGCCCTCAATGCCGTCTTGAATTGATCAATCGGGTTGGTCACCTCGCTTGGTTCTTTCGCTTCATCCTGAAGTTTCGGTAGATCAGACGACTTAGGCTTGTTCACCTTATGCGTCTTGTTCCTACTGGGATCTTTAGCGTCTAGACAGGCTTTATACCACTGGTCCAGATTTCCCGCATTTTCTGCCAGTTTAATTACGTCCTCTTTATGAGTCATTGCCAGTTTAAGGACTTTCTTAATTTGAGACTTCATCGTTGCCGATGATGATCTAAGAACTCCTTTCGCAATTGCTTGTTCCTGTACTTGATCAATGTAGTTCTGAATCAGGGCATCGCCTAGTGTGGCTTCATTGATGAATGTCTTTAGAACATCAACAGTCTTAATGCCTGCAGTCTGCTGACTCTTCAGAGCAGACGCCATTTTTGTTACATGCGTTTTAATATCCATTTTTAGTACCTCTTTTAAGTATGCTTAAACTCTGGATTCGAGACGCGGTTTTGCGCTCTTGTTAGGTTAGACCCTGTTTGGAGCATTTTAGTTTCATTGTATATATCTATCGATATGACTGGGGTGATAGGTGGGGTCTATTAGAAAGATATCCATAGGGGTACTGTATCGATACTCACACTTCCCATTGTGAAATACTACTTGACTTTCCGTTGAGACAAGAATCGTGCCAGTTTCTGCCATGCAACAAGCGTGCCAACATCGCACCCCCGGGGGAGGGCACATCGGTAAACGTGTCGATAGTGTACCTACTCAGATACAAAAAAGGGTAAAATAGAAATCTAAATGATAATGGTTATCTTAATGCGAATCATTTGCATTTACAAAGACTTAATCGCGTCTGCGGAGATAAACAGCATGGCTGAGACCCGCCATAGTAAGGGACAGGGGAGGAATCTGTGCTGATTATGTTAAAAGGTCTTGACAAAATAAGAAAAGTATGCTATACTATATGCACTAAATAGATACGCAAGAGTTAAACGCAAAAGAATTATTATCTTTAAGTGATTATCTCTTGCAATAACTGTTGCGATAACTACAGAGTACTGTATATGACAGAGAATACTCCAACAAAAAGAATTGGAAGACCCCCTAAAAGTGATGTTGAGTCTAAAAAGGTGGGCAATCGCGTAAAACGTGGAAGACCTCCCGGCGATGCGGCGGCAATCAATGAGATGAAAGCTCGTTTGTTAGCCAGTCCGAAGTCTCGAAAGGTACTTGATAGTATTGTTAACGCCGCATTAGACGATGAACACAAGAATCAAGCGGCGGCATGGAAATTATTAATGGATCGTATGCTACCTGTAAGTTATTTTGAGAAAGATGCAAGCGGTGGTAGGTCATCTGTAAACATTACAATCACTGGTGTAGGCGGTGAGACTACAATCAGCACTGAGGGTGAAGGAGAAACCATAGATCATGAGTGAAGCTCAAAGAATTTTAAATCTAATTGCAGAAGAAAAAGAAATGTCTCCTGATTTGATTGCTGATGCGATGAATAAAATTGCATATCATGAAAGTTGGGACTCAGAACGACGCATGGGTATTATTCCTGATCGTGTTCAGATGGGTGGTGGACCCGGACGTGGTGCGTTCCAGTATGAAATTGGAAAAGGTAAGTCTGCTGAAGTAGGTCTGAATAGAATCAAAGCGTTCTACAAGGATGTACTGAAAGAAGAACCACCAGAGTGGGTACAAGAGTTACCTATTGATTATAATCCTGCTGAACTAGACTTAAATAAACAGCAAGTATTATTTCTTGCAGACCACCGGATGCGTGACCGCTCTGACTTTAAGAAGTTAGAATCAATGCCTCTTGATGAATGGTGGGGTCGCTACCATCAAACAAAGAATGATCCAAGTAAACGTGCAAAATTTAGAACTCATGCGGAATTGTATGAAGCAGATCTCTTAGGAGAACCCGGCTTCAAAGATATTCCTATACCTCCAACGGAGCCGGGTCGTCTGGATTTTGAGTTACCTCCTGTACAGCAAGGTCCAGAGCCAACGGCTCAGCCAGTACAGGAGGAAGTTGTTACAATGGAGGAGTTAAAAGGAGAAACAACTGGATTAGAAAATGAATTTGATAAGCTTAGTTCATTTTATTATTTAATTCCTCCTGAACGTAAGCGTAAATGACAGAACTAACTAAGGGCGGTTATTAAGAGTGGAGCTTAATGTTGAGTTGCTTCCTTGGCAACAGGATGTCTTTAACGACAAAGCACGTTTTAAGATTGTCGCGGCAGGACGACGAACAGGTAAGTCTAGACTCGCCGCATGGCAGTTAATTATCTATGGGTTACAAACTGATCGTGGTCATGTGTTTTATGTTGCGCCAACTCAAGGACAGGCCCGTGATATTATGTGGTCTACCCTGCTAGAGTTAGCGCATCCTGTTATCAAGAGTTCACATATTAACAACTTG